ATCCAAAAGTAATTTTGTTTTTATCCATTTGTTTTCCTCCTTATCACAAAGAAAAATAAAATACAGTCTCTCTGAGCTTCTCGTCAGAGAGGTAACTCCCCGTCATTTCATACGGGATTTCGTTTTTTGTCAGTAATTCCTTAATTGCTTTTTCAAGCTTCAAATCCCGGTACTGCGTATACAGTTCAAGGCGATAGTGTTCGCCCTCTGCATATGTGATATTATCAGCAAAAACCGAATCATGCTCATCCATATCATAAAGCATATATGGAGGCTTTTGTGCTTCCTCAAACACGCCATACGCAACCGGAATCCCCAAGGTCTTTATCTCATTTGCAAATGTTGCGATTGTCATAAACTGAATCCCTCCAGTAATTTTTTTGCCAACTTTTCTGCCTCGGACCAGTGAGGATGTTTATTTGTTCTGGATGTGCCGCCATGTATTGCATGACCATCTTCCAAAAGATGCGTCATATAATACCGCCTGTTTGCTATCACATTTCTATGATACCCCCTACCCTTTGCAACCGTTTTAAAGTAAAAGCTTTTTTTGTACTTTCCTGTTCTCACCGGGATATTCGGGTTATTTCGCAAACTGAATACAAGCTGTTTTGAAATTTCATCCAGTTTTTCACCGGTCACAGATTCGACCTCTTGTGTGTAGGCTTCCATTTCCTTCATGATTGCCTCTGAAAGCTCATCAATACCAATGCTCATATCACACCCACCTTTTTGCTGATATAAAGCTCAATCTCATCAGAATCGGACGGAGAGAATGTCCGGTAAATCGCATATCTTTCACCGTCATATTCAAGTTCCTTTTCGCCGGAATAATTCACAGACACGGTTTTTAGAACATACTCCGGTGTCAGTCCGGTTTTCCCGGCACCAAAGAATTCAGAACGGCTGACAGATGCAACCGAAACAAAAATTTCTGTACGGATTTCCTCTGCCGGAAGCCGCTGTCCGATTTCATCCTCGATATAGCCTCCCGACTGAATCAGATAAGCAATACCATCCATCACTCCGCACTCCCTTTCTGACTGAATAAGCGGTTATTGAGGGCATAACGCAGAGAGCGTGGCATTGCCACCGTTTCCTCTCTACGCTTCCGGTAAAGGTATGCCGCATACATTTCTACCAGCATACCGTCCTCGATGGTATCCTCCAGGATGATGCCCTCCCGGCAGATGGCAGACCTTGAAAGCTCAATCAGATTCGACAAATAGTTATCATATGCCGTGGCACTAATTTGTAAATCCGTTTTTAAAACGGTTAAAATATCCTTATCAAGCAAGCCTGCCACCTCCTATTTGCTTATTCCTCGGATGCATCAGAAGCAGAATTTGCATCATCCGCCGTAAAGCTTACTGCATTTGCTGTGGGCTTTGAGCCGCCAATACCGATTGCTACAAAACCGTCCACGATAACCGGAACACCATCATATCTTGCACTGCCCTTAAATACAGTCTGTTCCTCTAAGAAACGGACGTGTTCAGACTGTGCAAGCGAAGTACCTGCACGTTCTACAAGCAGATACAAATCACCGTAACCACCAATGATAACATCATCCGGAATAAAGTTCAGCACTTCAATTGCACCGCCAATCACCGGCATGGTACCGTTGATTCCTGCTGTAATTGCACCTGCTGCATTGATTGTCAGGGCATTTGCAATCAGCTTGGTATAGGTTGCTTCGTTCATCGTCCAGAACTTCACGCCCTTGCTGTAAACGCCCTTTGCCTTACCGGATGCGTTCACCAGCTCCTTAAAGAGCTGTGCATCGGTTTTGCCGGAGATAGAAATCACGTTGGTATTGTTCTTTTCTGCAACCAGCTTTGTCACGATACCGGTCGGCATCTTGGTTCCGGTTCCGTACAGAATTGCCTTGTCCAACGCCAGACCGATTGCCTGACCTAATGCGGAAATAATTTCGGTTGCCAGGTTGATATCGGAATCCTCCAAAACTGCATTGCAGATGGCGATATATCCGCCCACCTTATAACCGTCCACCTCAACAGAGGTAAAGCTCAAATCCAGCTCGTTCAATGTTGCACACATCTCCGTCCATACTGCCTCCGGAATGGTTCCCATCACATTCTGACGAGCCTTTCCAGATACACTGCGGACATTGACGTGCTTATAGAGCTTGGAATATTGCAGAACATTCTCCTTGATTAAATCAAGCACAACTGTCGGAATCAGAAGTTCCGCCCCTGTCACCGCTCTTTTCTGTCCTGCCAATTCTCTTGTTCTCTGCAAAAAGTCCTTTACTTCCTCTCTTGCAAAGAATGCATCTCTTTCCTGTGCACCCATGCCAAAAAACTTGGTTCTTACGTTCATTGTTTCAATTCTCCCTTCATCTCTTTTTTCCACCTTTTTGATTGCCTGTGCAGAGCGTTTTTCCTCCTCTGCGATTTCACCCTCAATCTTTTCGATTTCGGATTCTAACGCACCCTTCTCTCTATCGTGTGCCTCCTTATCCTCATGGAAGGCATTGACCTGGTTCTCCAGTTCCTCACGGTACTCGTCGGGTGTTTCTTCGGTGATTTCACCGATTGCCTGCTCCAGCTCTGCCTCTCTGGTTGCAAAGTCTTCGTCCTTTGCACGAAGCTGTGCCAAATCAGCATTTGCCTTGTCAAGCTTGCTTCTTAAAAACATCGTTTTTAATGCCATTACTCTTTTGCTCCTTTCAACTTTAACAACTGGCGGACATTCGGAAGAGGTCTGCCGATGTTTACTCCTTGCACTTACCGAGGTGTCCTCGTATGCCGGGAAGGTCACGACAGATACCTCATAAAGCTTGACCTTTCGGATTGTCCAATGCACAGTGCTTCCTCTGTCCTCAAATTCCTCGTCTAAAATATCAAATCCAAAGCTACATTGGTCGACATCTCCACGCTTTACCCGCTCATACAGATTCATTGCATCCATGTCCTTTTGGTTGATTTTAATATCACCCCAAAGACCTCTTGCATCTGTTTTCAAGGTAAGTGTTCCTGATTTGTTTCTTCCAAGAACCAGTGTCGTATCATGATTTACCAATGCCCGGATATCACCGGATAGAGCATCATCAAACGCAGTTTCTGCTATACTCTCCGTTGCACCCGGAAAGATTTCATACGTTGAATTGAATACAGAAAAATATCCGCTGATATATAAATCACCGGAACCATCTTCTCTGGTCTCAAACTGTGCAAGATTGCATCGTATTTGCCTGTTATTTCTCATCAGCCGTCACCTCCTTTTAGCTTATTTTGGTCTCCTATCATCCCTTGCGGAATGTAGTTCTCTAAGATAATCAACTCATCCAGTCCGTCCTTTGGACTTAATCCCAACCAATCACGAACCTCATTCCCGGTCATGATACCTCTGGTATAGTTATCATCACCGACACGACTCAGCTTTTCGATGTCATAAGCAAATAAGGAACGGATATTGAATCGGAAAAACCAATCCGGACTGATTAAAAGCTTTTTTGTGTTTTTCTGCTCAATGGCGTTGCAAATATCACGGATTCTGGTGCTGATAAAGTTATTCCATTCATCCGCATCAAAACTTCCTTCACCAACCACAAACGGTGGAACATCCAAAATTGCTGTAACCGTTCGTTTATCCAATCTGACAGAGGATTCAATCGCAATGTCATTCAGCGAAAGCGGCCTGACCTCCTGCACTTCAAACTGCTCTGCAGGAATCATCCACGGCTCTCCTGCATCCGTGGACTCGATATATTCGTTCAGAAGTTTTTTTCGTCCTTCCTTACTTGCAAATTCGTCCGTCAATGCATCTACTTTTACAATCATGGATGGTTTCCATTTGGATTCCATAAATCCTTTCTTGGTTTCTGCCGCTTGCTTCAGATTGTGGGCAACCTCCCTAAGAGTTGTTTTATACCCAGAACCCTTCCAAGGATAATATGGTTCCGGATTCAAGACATAATGCAAAATCTCAGATGGTTCAAACCGAACCCCATTTACAAGCACATGATAGCCATACCCATCCGGGACAAAGGTACAATGCTCCGGTGGAATCGGTTGTAAATCCTCCAGCATACCGTTTTTATAAACCGGCAACACAACTGCATTCCCGTCACCCTCCAACAACAGACTGCGGACAAGAACCGCTGTAAATGTTTTCCGGGTCATGAACCGATTCGGAGTTATATCCAACTTTTTAGAAAGCTCATTTTTTATCCGGACATCTCCATTATCTGTATTACTCATCAGATGTAAGGTCATCCCCGATATCAATGCCGCAATCTTATTGACCGCCGCCATAATCTCCGGGTTTTGGGAAAGCTTGGTATACCCGGTACAACATAAGGTCTCATAGGCATCCGGAGAGCATAAAAAAGACACCTTCTCCGGTGCCGCTCTTACCTGATTACCTTGATTTCTTCTTTTCTTTTTACTCAACACAT